AATTCTGGTTATGATGCATACTTTGCTATTTCTGCTACATCACTTGCTCAAGAATCTGAGTTTGATGTTGATGATGAGGCAACAAAAGCACAGATCAAAAGAGCATTTGTAAAATCTCTTAAAACTAAGAAACTTAATAAAAAAGTTCTTGGTGAATTTATTGAATTGGTGGCTTAACTATGGCAATTAATGATGACATCAAAATCACTATCAACCTCAATGAGTTGGTAGAAGCAAGGGCAAAACTCTTGACTCAGTATGAAGATTACTCAAAAGCAGTAGCAACTGGTGAGTATCTTGATGGTGAAGATATTGATAGGATCGCAGTTAAACTGAGAGAGACTATCACTTGGGATGCACTCTGGTTTATGGTAGATGGTGCTATCTTAGATTACATGGGTTTAAAAGATCCAAACAAAGCTCACTATGGTGAGACTGCTGGTAATGAACCTGCTGCTACCTATGAAAAAAACAGACAACAATTCAAGATGGTTGATTTAATATCACCATCTTGGACAATACAAGTACCCGTGAGGAAATCTAAATGATTAATCAAACCATTGAGAGAGGAGCAACTGTTAGGATTAAAGGTATCGCAAGATTAATTGTTGAAAGTAGTCCTATTGGAACTATCTTTAAGGCAAGATCACTATCTTTAAAAGTTCAGTCGGTTATTGGAGAAAGAGATATTCAGTTATTCTATGAAAATTATGAGAGTCGTTCTTTCTGTTCTAAAGGCACTACACAAGTGGAATATGGAATGAAAAAATTGGAATTAGATGGTGTTGTTGAAAGAGTTGCACCTCGTACTTGGGAGAAAATACAATGACTAAAGAATACATTAAAGATATCCCCAATTGGGAAAAAGATTACCTTGATACTATGAAGGATAATCTATCTAAACAACAGATAGAACTTCTTAGTGGTAGAGACATTAAGGCAGATGAAGGGATGATTTATGGTCAGATGTATGCTGATTGGAAAAGAAGAAGGTGGGATGAATGAGAATGAACAATGAAACAAAACTAGTTTTTGCACTAGAACACACTGCTCATTTATCAGATTTGATAGAGGGTAATGAATATGAACATCATTTAAGAAATGCATTAAGTACTCTTGACGTAGAGTTTAAAAGGCAGTTAGAATTAGAAAGGAATCGTAAAGCAAACATTAAATGAGTAAATAATTTGGAAACCCCCACAAATGACCAACCCATATCCCAAACCACGATGGGATTTAGAAAATGATGTACTTCGACTGGAACAAATGATTATCCTCTACGAACAAGAAATCGCAGAACTGAGAACAGAAAAAGAACAATTAAAGGAAGAAGTAACCATCCTTCGGAAAAGATTAGAGTACTATCAATCTATAGTGGAGGAGGAACAATGAGTGGAGACTGTAAAGAGCAACCAGTCATTTTTTATTCACAAGAAATGACTGACACAAAGATTTCTCTTCTAGAACATCATGGAATTAAGTTAAGAGTTAGAGAGGATAAATACTATTATAATAGTGTAACTGATAATGAAGACTTTCAAAGAATTTCTAGAAGAAAGTAGTTTAAGTAGAATAAAATCTAAATCAGACAAAGGTGGGATGGCAATCATCTCTGGAAGTCGTGGTGACAAATCTGCTAAGGAAAATAGAGCAAGAGCAAAACAGTTAGATCGTGATATAAGAGGAAAAGGATTACCTGGTGCTACAAAAGTATCTGGTAGATACATGGAAAAGGATGACAAGACAGGAAAAGAAACACGAGTAAAGGAAAGAAGTCACGTTATCACTTCTGGTAAAAAGGGTAAGAGAGCATTCAAGAAAGCAGTTAAGTCTCTAGGTAAGAAGTATGGACAAGACTCGGTGTTGACACAAACGAAAAAAACTGGTACGCTATCAGCAACCCGAAAAGGTGGACTTGGCAAAGATAAAAGAGTTGGTGTAGGAAAGATGAGACCAGGTAGAACAGGAGAGAATGATACTAAGATTAAAAACAAGACCTTCACTTATGAGTGAGATGTCGAGTAAAAAACAATTTGAAGATGATTGGTTCCACAACCCCCTTGATGACATGCCTATTGCAACTGACAACCCAAGACCTGAGGAGGAGATTGCTGATGCTTATGCATCTAGGCATGAATCAACTCCTGACTTTGAAAAGAGTGCGGAGGAGATAGTGACTATGCATGAGAAAGCATACAGACTCGCTACGGCTAAGTATAACCCCTTTGCAGTAGGGGGAACTGAAAGTATCCATGATTTTGAAGGAGGTTCTGAAAATGTCCAAAAATTATGATGACTCTAATTGGAGAGAAGAGTATAAAGGATATACTTCTAGTAAGTATGAATTAGATCTTCTTGAAAATGGTCCTAAAAGTCTATCTCAATCATGGATGATGGGTGCATTACATAACAAGTGGAAGAAGATGAAGGGATATAAAGATCCTGAACCACCTGATGTATCCTCCTCTATGGGTGAGTTTTTTGCAAAACAGAAGACAATAAAATAAGTGTCCACTAGGGGTCGAACAGACCCCTTTTTGATGTATTATAAGTATATCGAAAACAAATTACATCATGACTTTTGAGATTAAAATGACAAAAGATGAAATCATTGATGGTTTGAGAAGCACATATGGTAAAGAATTCACTGCTGCTGATGTTCGTGGATTCTGTGCTGCCAATGACATTGCTTATCAAACAGTCACCAAAAAACTAAAAGAGTTTTCAGTTGGTCGTGGTAAATGGAATTTAGAAGTTACCACAAGAGCAGTAGAAAATATTGAAAAGTCTTTCAATGCTCCTGCTGTTGAACCCACTGTTTCACAAAATTTAGTTCCTTCTAAAGATGACACATTTGTCAAGTTTGGTCCATTCAGTGACCTTAAAAAAATTCTACAAAGTAAGTTATTTTATCCTACTTTTATCACTGGTCTTTCTGGGAATGGTAAAACATTTGGGGTAGAACAAGCATGTGCTCAACTAAATAGAGAGATAATACGAGTCAATATTACAATTGAAACCGACGAAGATGATCTTATTGGTGGGTTTCGTCTTATTGATGGGAATACTGTTTGGCATAATGGACCCGTCACCGAAGCTTTGGAGAGGGGAGCTATCCTCCTTCTAGATGAGATTGACTTAGCATCTAACAAGATTCTATGCTTACAACCAATTCTTGAAGGTAACGGTATCTTCTTGAAGAAGATTGGTAAGTTTGTTCAACCAGCAGCAGGTTTCAATGTAGTTGCTACTGCAAACACAAAGGGTAAAGGATCCGACGATGGTAGGTTCATTGGTACTAATGTACTTAATGAAGCATTCCTTGAGAGATTCCCTGTAACTTTTGAGCAAGAGTATCCTCCTGTATCAGTAGAGAAAAAAATACTTGGAGGTGTTGCTGCTAAGTTGGGTGTTACTGATACTGAATTTATCAAGAGACTTGTAGATTGGGGTGACATTATCCGTAAGACATTCTATGACGGTGGTATTGAAGAGATCATCAGCACTCGTAGATTGGTTCACATTGTTCGTGCTTTCTCAATTTTTAATAATAAAGCAAAAGCGATTCAGGTTTGTGTAAACAGATTTGATGATGAGACTAAGCAAGCATTCTTAGAACTGTATGATAAAGTTGATGCAGACTTTGAGTTGCCAAATGAGGAGAGTTGAGGTATGATTAATGCATGGAGCTTACTTTATGAGGAACTTAATGGTACTATGGACAAGACCTATCCCATTGACAATAACGAAGTAGATACGAATATAAACATTAATACTGGAACGGGGAACACTGCTAATTACACTGTTCCCGATTCATCAGTAAATGGATTTATAAATGCCGATGACACGATTGTAACAGGTAGTGATTTCATTGATTTTACTTCACCAGAGTATTCTGTTGATACTCTTAATCTAGATTTTTCTGGAATTGATGAAGTTAATGTATTATCATCAGCATATAGTAATGATACAGTCGATTTTGATACACCAACACCTGGAATAGAGTTGGATAATCCTAGAAAATACAAAGAAGATGAGTCTATCAAAGCTCTTCAAGAATATATTTCCACAACTTATGGTGGACACTATACTTCTAAACAAAATAACGTCCAAACACTTGATCTTATCGAGTCGGTTGGCGATGCGGAATCTTTTTGTCGTTCTAATGCAATCAAGTATTTGAGTCGCTACGATAAGAAGGGACAAGCAAAACGTGATATACTAAAAGCATTACATTATACTTTACTGCTATATCATTTTAGTGGACAATTAAATGAAACTCCGACCCGTGGTTATGAAACTTTCTGATTCAACTCTTTCTTTACTTAAAAACTTTTCGACTATTAATCAGTCAATTTTGTTTAAACAAGGTAGTAAACTTCGCACAATTAGTGTGATGAAAAATATTCTTGCAGAGGCAACTATTGATGAAGAATTTCCTAAGGATTTTGGTATTTACGATCTAAATCAATATCTTAATGGTTTAGCACTTCACAATAGTCCAGAACTTGATTTTATTAATGATGGTTACGTTGTAATCAAAGAAGGAAGATCTCGTTCTAAATATTTCTTTGCTGACCCTAGTGTAATAATTACACCACCAGAGAAGTCAATTGATCTCCCTAGTGAGGATGTTACTTTTGATTTAAGCACAGATCAATTAGATAAGTTACTTAAGGCAGCAGCAATTTATCAACTTCCTGATCTAGCTGTTGTTGGTAAAGATGGTGTAGTTAAGGTTGTCGTAAGAGATAAAAAGAATGACACCTCCAATGATTTTGCTATCACTGTGGGTGAAACAGATGCAACTTTCTCATTCAACTTTAAAGTAGAAAATATTAAAATTCTACCAGGCACTTATAGTGTAGTAGTTTCTCAAAAACTTCTTTCTCGTTTTACCAATAAGAATCAAGATCTTGTGTATTACATTGCACTAGAACCAGATTCTACTTTTGAATAATGAGTAAAAATGTAGAGGCAGGGGGAAAAGATTCTGGATATGGATTTGCTGGTGCAAAGACATATATTGATGATCAGGGGTGGAGGCAACGAGCACCTATCTCTGATCGTGCTTGTATTAGAATTGCATTAGAAAATTCCCTAAATCTTTGTGGTCTTGATAAAGAACAAGTCAAAAGACTCTACGTTAAATACGGAGGTAAAAACTTATTATGAGTTTAGAATTAAACGAATTAAATGTTAATAATGTTTTGAATGAAATCCGTCCTTACATCGAAGCAGATGGAGGATACTTAGAGTTTATATCAATAGACCATCTTCAAGAAGGTCCAGTTGTATTTGTTAAACTTTTAGGTGCATGTGAATCATGTGCCATGAGTTCTTTGACTCTAAAACAAGGTATAGAAACCCACTTGCAAGCACAGTGGCCAGAAATCTCACAGGTAATTCAAGTATGAAACTAACTCAAAAAATTATTGATGACCTTCAAGTTGCTATGCAGCATACTAAGAAAGATGGTACAGTTAATTGGAAAGATAGTGATGAGATAGAAGTTCAACTCGCTGGTACATTTGCTGCTGATAAGTTTATAGTTATCAAGAACAAATCTAAGAATCCTGTTGTACCTACTCCACCCCATGAAGATTTTGATTATGAAAAGCAAGAGTGGAAAGGAGGAACTAATTCATTAGGGAGATCCGCAGGATATAATAAATGAAATTCAAAGCAAGTGTATATGTAAAGTTGAGAGGTTCCGTATCAGATGCTGCTGGTAATGCTGTTATGAATAACACCAACAGAGTTGCTCCCAAACTTAAATCAAATTTATTACGGATTGGTAAATGTATTGATTATTGGTTTGAAGCAGAGGATTATGAAACTGCAGAAGAAGAGTTATATAAACTCAGTGATTTGTTATTATCAAATACTGTAATTGAAGATTGGAGTTATCAATTAGAGGAAACAGAGGAAACGGGAATAGGAAATATATCAAATGATAATGCTGGAACATCAAAGCATCATTTATTTGAAGCATGAAAAAAGCATGGAGGATTTGGAAGTATGCGTTGGGTAGTTTCTCTGATGAAAAGACTAGACGATACGACAATTACATTGTTCTGGTACGTTCTATTATTTTCTTTTCTTATCTCATTACTAACTGTGTTATTATTGCAGGGGTAATTCGTCACTGGAATCACTTATGAAACACATTTTATTCGATCTAAAAAAATGTCCTTTTGATCTTTTAGATGATGAATCTTTTATACAAGATACTCTGACAGAAGCATCAAAAATAGCAAAATGCCAAATCCTTAAAGTTGAAACTCATAAGTTTGAACCGCAGGGTGTAACTGGTTATGCTTTATTAGCAGAGAGTCATATCAGCATTCATACTTGGCCAGAAAAAGGTATTGCAAAGTGTGACATTTTTACCTGTGGTAGTGACAGTGACCCATTGGCAGCGATAGAATACTTAAAGAAACGTTTTAAAACTATCCATCTTTTCAGGTGGACTTGTGATAGATCATTATGAAGGAATTTGATTATGACCTCGATTACAAATCTCTTGATTTTACAAACAAGAAAACTCGTAAACTTTATCGTATTGGAAGGGGAGAACAAGGAGTTCTATTGGTACGCCCTTATACTAACGATATTTGC